AGTTCCAGCAACAGCCGTTGCTACTTTAGGCTGAGTTATAGCGCTTGCTTGAATGGCTGCTGTGGGTACGGAATTGGTATCACAAAGCGATACGCCGCTCGTTCCTGATATTGTTACTGTCATCTTATACCACCGTCCAAACTGAGCCTGATGGAACCGTTACTGTTACACCGCTGTTAATCGAAACAGGGCCAAACGTACCGGCATTAAAATTGGTTGCAATAGTGTAATTTGTGGTTACTGTCTTACCATTTTGAAAGAATATCTGATCAGTTCCGCCACCTGTTGCAGCACCCGCAATAGGAGTCCATACAGAGCCGTTATAAGCGAGGAACTGACCTAACGTACTGTCATAATATAAATCACCTTGATTTGGTAATGCAGGAGAACTAGGAAGCGGAGCAAAATTAACTTGACCACCTAAACCAATGGTTAAAGCCGTAGACCAAATAGGAGCGCCTGTACCAACGCTTTGGAACAATTGACCAGCAGTCCCCGCAGCGGTAAAGCTAGTTGCTCCAACACCTGATTGATAAGGAACTTCACCTAATGCGCCACCGCTTAGGTTCATTGAGCTTCCAACAGATAAAGATGCTTGACTAACCCACGAAGGAGAAGCTGAACCGTTTGATTTGTAGATAAATCCGGTAGTCCCAGGTGCTACAAACAAAGTTGCACCAATTCCGGCCTGATACGGCACAGAACCTGCAACACCGCCCGCTAGATTGGTTGTGCTAGAAGAAGCAGGAGCGCTTACCCAAATGAGATTACCAAAACCATCATTTGAAATAACCTGACCCGCTGCACCAGGAGCTAGAAAGGTTGTTACATTAGTGCCTAACTGAAAAGGAACAGAACCGGCAACACCGCCGGTAAGATTCGGAATATTAGATCCTGACGTAGCTAGATTAAGATCAGACGTATTACCAAAACCATCTGATACTTGCTGTCCTGAACTTGTAAGCCCACCAGCAATGTTTAAAACGCTGCCATACGTTAGGTTTATATTTTGTGGGCCTAGATTAGACATATAGCTACTCTTGGTCTGTTTTAACTGTGCGTGTACGCTTTGGTTTAGCTTCTGGATTCAGAAACTCTTCTGAGCTTAACCAACCATCTTTGGCTAACTCTTTAAACTGTTGCTCATCAACCGCAATCAAACTGTTTGCGTATGAGTCTTTGTGAACTGAGCAAGGAAATTCCATGATTCACCTATTAAAAAAGGGTGAGAGCCGCTAAGCCCCCACCCAATCTCACCATTAAGGACTTGATCCAGCAACAATACCGTAGTTGTTGAATTTGGTAACACCAAACTCAGTCTGTACGGGGTAACTACGGATTACATTAACAAGGTAAGTATCAGCAGCAGGTGATGCTGATGTGCTTGCATTGTTGTAAATAACCGTGAGCGTGTTTGCTGCTGAGACATAAGCTCCTGTAATGGCAATTGCAGCGCCTGCTGCTTGAGTGCCGTTTACAGAAACAAAGTCACCAACGACAAGGCCATAAACAGTAAAGTTTTGTGAAGAAATACCAGCAGCGGCGGCTGATGGTGTAACTGCAACAGACAATACTGCCTGACCACGTTGCATGGTAGGGTTGACAATATTTGGTCCTGGATTAGACATGATAAAACCTCCTAATTAACCAGTGATACGGGTTGCAAGTTCTGGGTAGATCGTGCTGAATCCATACAGAACATCAAGACGAGTAGGCAACTGGTCAGAGTTGATATCGTACTGACGAACCAAACGAATTGACAGACCATCAGCAGAAGCGCGTCCAGCCATATCAACACCCTGTGGAAGCAGAAGATCCGCTGTACCCAAAGCAAAAGCATCACGGTGGTATGCAAGCGACTGAGCGTAAGTGGCTGCTGTTCCGCTGTTACCAGAAATGATTGAAGCAGTACCGGTAGGAATCGTTCCTGTGGTGCTTGTTACATTTTGGAACTGGCCATAGAATACAGGTGTTGGGAACACAGTCAGAGAAGTTGCGCCTGCTCCGGCTGCTGCTGTAACAACAAAGTTACGAAGAGCGCCTGTAGACTGTCTGCTCTGTGGGTTTACTGCATAAACGTTAGGAATCGTGAACACTGTACCAGCCGTTAATGTGCCAGAAAGTGAGCTGATGCCCAGCGTGAATGGAGTCTGTGCATTGGTCTGAACTGAACCACCAGCCTGTGCAGACACAGTAAACGCTGTGCTTGTACCAGTTGTGAAGTTAGCAACGTTCTGATCCATTGCAAAGTTGAAGCCCAACGTGCTGTCGCCCATTGCACCTTTCTTGAAGATTTCAGAAATGGTGGTCTGTGGGTTGAACAGGTTAGTAAGACCAGAAACCAGTCCCACTTCAGTCTGTGGATCAACAACAATGTGACGGAGTTCATCAACAGGTGCTGCTTCCTGATTCAGTCTTGCGCGAGCAGCAAGGATTGTCTGCAAGCTTTGGCTCTGTGAAGGTGTGCCGGACAGAACGCCTGGTGTACCTACTAAGTTGTACACGTTAACGAACTGTTGCAGACCGTCATAGTCAATTTTGTTAGCAACAGCAGCAACAGCAGGCTTAATGAAACGATCAGAGAAATCACTGATGTTCAGGCTAAGATCCTGTGTTGTAAACGCCATATCGACACCAAACTGTGTGCCGAGCGTCAAAGGAACATACGTTTCAACAGAGCTTTCGATCTGAAGAGCAGGACCAGTACGACCTACATAACGAGGTGGTTTACGCAGATTGATCGTTGTACCGATCTTTGCGCCTTCGATAGCAAATTTATCGTCATATTGACGGCTGATTGAACGAGTGAAGACAAGGCTGTTAGTTAATACGCGCAGGGCTTCGTTCGTTATCATGGATATAGTAAGGAGCTGATTGCTCATAACTAGGTACTCCTAATAAAGAAGAGAAAAATAAAAGGTTAATGCCCGTTCATTTATTCTCAGATAGGAGCCGATCCCTTGAATGATCTGATTTGCCGCAAAAACGCACTGGGCGAGCTACATCTTTGGTAATCGCTTTATATCACGCATGTGGTTGTTTGTAAATAGCGTTTTCTGCTGACTTTCTGGCCCTGTAGGCCGTACTAGAGGTTGTGGCTGACGGGGTACGAATCCCGTCCAGGCTTGCAATCCTGTGCCACAATTTATTATAACAAAAATGGAGCCGGTGAAAGGACTTGAACCCTCAACATCTTCATTACAAGTGAAGCGCTCTACCAGTTGAGCTACACCGGCTCAAAACTTAATTAAAAACAATCAGAATGTCGTTCTCTTGAATGGCCAGTAAATCCTCATTACCTAACTGAAATGGTTTACCGGCATAGACCCCAAACATTACCTTATCGCCTAGCTTGACTTGATCATTGTCAGTGATAGCAATTACCTCACCCATTCTAGGTGCATCGGTCTGTTCGCTTTTAACAATCAAACCAGACGCGGTAACTTCATCTTCAACAACAGGACGCACTAAGATTCTATCGTTCAAAGGTCTAAGGTTCATCGTGCTTGCCTCGCCCGTCTAGCTTCTGCTTCCTTGTTGTTCATGTACGTAATGTAATCCTTTGTAGACATGGTTGCAGGATCTAACTTGCCTGCACTAGCACCTGTTCCTGTGATTGGCTTAATAGGAGCGGGAGCAGACCTTGCTCCTGTTGCCTCTGGTCTAATCAAAGCTGCTAACTTCATACCCGCTTGAATTGGATTCATGTTAGCAATTTCATAAGCTAATGATGGATCTCTGCCAAGTTGATAAGCAATATCAGGACCGTTATCCAAACCTAGGAGCGCTTGTCTAATGGTAGGATTATTAGCCAATCTAGGATCAGATGTAATGGTTTCAATAACCGAATCATAATCAGGATACTTGGCCCTTGCTGCTGTTTCTGCTGTTTCCAGTTTTGCTTGTTGAGCAGCAATCCTTTGATGTTGTTCTCTTTGCTCATACTCAGCAGCTACCGCTTGCTTGGCTTCCTCGATTGCAGAGACTCTGGTGTACTGCATCATCGCATCCATGTACCTAGGATCATATTGTCCACCTGCAAAGTCTGCTGGGTTTGGTGGTGCAAACTTAGGTGCTTCTGGCTCATGTCTTGGTTGTAACCGCTGAAGCATTTCCTCCTGTTGTGCTAGAACCTTCTCTAAGCGCTCTGCTTGTCTTCTAGCCTCGTGCTTATCTCTGGTTAGCTCGTCAATCCTACGTTTATACCACGGGTCTTGTTTATCTTGAGCGCTTGCTTCAGTTTCGGTAGCTTCGCCTTCTGTTGACTCAGTTACCTCTTCTGAAGCGGTTGCTTCAATTTCTGGTTGCTCTGGTGAGAGAGCCTGAACGTCATTTTCTTCACTCATTTGGGAATTGCTCCTTATGGTTTAAATTCTTCGTCTGGTTTCTTTTCGCCTGCCAACGCTTCAATGTTTGGCTCTTTAGTCATGGCTCCTGCTGTTTTCCTAGATGCTCTAGGCATTGGAGCCGGTTTTGCTGGTGCGCCTTGTGGCTGACCACCTGCATACTGTGCATGAGGCGCCTGCATAACCATTTCTTCTAGCGCTTCATTCTCTGCGTTTTCTTCAGGCATGTCTCTAGCGCCTGCTTGCATAATCATCACTGCATCCATTGCCGCCTGTCTGTTAATGTCCAAGTTGGCTTTCATTACTTCGACATCGGCTTTCATGCGGTTGGTTTGAGCGTCATACCATTCGCGCTCCATCTTCTGTATTTCAAGCAGTTTCTTTTCTCTAAGATCCTGAATCTCTGCGCTCATGTGTTCCATCTGTTCAGCTAACTGATTCATAGCCTGTTCAGCCTGTAACAACTGTGGATCTGCCTTATCACCGGCTTGATTCACCTGTTGGATCTGTGGCGGTAACATTGCTTGTAGCCTACGGCTGATCTCTTCAGCACCAGGCCAATCCATATTCTTGACCATCAAGTCACCAATCAGACCAAACAAGCTAGGGTTAGCTTGCGTTAAGCTCAACATCATTTGTGATGCTTCATCTCGCTTAGTTGCATAGCTTGGCCCAGAATCACAGACGACATCATACTGCCCAATAGTCGGGTTAAAGATAGAGTCAATTGCAGGATTATCTGTTCCTGCTGATGCCTGGGGAAGGTTTGGATTAAGCTTAACTGTTCTCGGAGAGCCGTCTTCTCCAAGTATACGGGCAACTCTAGGTCTGTCATAAACTTTAGGAATCATGTCAAGAATCACTCTACCGCATTGACGAATTGAGCGGTTCAGGTTGTCTTGGTAATGGAACGTATTTGTATCGGCTTGCTTCTGTCTCAAGAATAAGGCGCGTCCTGATACTTCATTGGACTGTGCGCCTAAGCTTGGTTGATAGATGCCCATAGACTGCATGATATCGTTCTCAGCCAACTGAATGGCTTGCATGATGGCAGAACTAGCCTGTGGAGGCATTGCGCGTTGTGGCGGTCCTACGGGCGTTCCTGCGATACTGACAGGATCATACTCAAGATAAGCCACAGATTCTTTGTTAGCTCTTGACCAGTTAGGATCTGTTTCAAATTGTCCCGCAATACCTACGAACGGAGCTTTAGGTGCAAGCGCTACGTTCTCAGCATTGGCTGACAAATAATAGTTGTACAGTCTCTGAGCGTCTTTAGCATTACGCACAAGACCTGCAAGGTAGCGTCTTCCCTGTAACCATAGCTCATGGCCAATAACTGGAATGATTGGGATGTACTTACATGGGATTTCAGTCTGCTCTAAGATTGTGTCGCCAGTCACCTTGCACCACATGCAACGCTTTACATCAGCCATTCGACTCATGCCTGTTTCTGGGTCTTGAATCTCTTGCTCTTCATGCTCTAGGTAATAATACTCAGCAACTCGCACTGAATCTTCAGTGAACCAACCTTGAGCATCGCCATTACCGGCTGCATCCCATTGCGTTTCTGGAACGTCTGGATACATGCGCTTGAACTCATCTTTTGCCATTTCTTCAGCAATGATGCACCACTCAGCGTCTGAGCCATCAGGCTGTTTGCTGTGCGGGTCCATGTACACCTTGAATGGATCAGGCACTCGATCAATGTAGATTTCCTGATCAAAGCTTGTGTCATCTGCCCAATCGTTTCTGACTCTGAAGTAACCAAGACCTGTATCAACCTGACTTTCTACGGCAGTATCATAAGCAATGGAAGCGTTGCTGTTATCTTGGATGTGTCTGATAAGACCCATGAGTACATCAGCGGTATCTTGATCAGCACCAGAATTAACAGGGCGAACACGAATAGATGGAGTATTTTGACGTATCTCATTGACCACCTTATCTCTAAATTGAAGCAGTCGATTGACCACAAGCATAGGCCGTTCCTTGCCTGGTCGGTTACGATCATACTTAGCAGCCTCTGGCCACTGATCACCCAGACGCGCAAAACGAATATCGTCCATCATCTCTTGACGGTTCTGAGCCGTAAACTCGACAGCCGTAGCAAACCGTTTTCTGATGGTTTCTAATATTTCTTCTGTCAGAGTCTCAGGCTCTGCGTTGTTGCCTAAGTCTTCGTAAATGCTATCTGCGTCTAAGTTTGCCATTGTATTGCTCGTAATTAGTTCATCCAGTTGCCGCCACGCATACCATCATCATGCCTTTTGCGTTTAATATTATCATTCTTTAATTGATCTACACATGTTGCTAAGTATCTGAAAGCATCCGCCCCATGTGAGTATTCATCGTGCAAAGGACCACCAGGCTGATTGGTAGTTGAGTTAATGGATCTACGGTAACGCTTCAAACACTCTTGCAGTCTGTGCGTCTTCTCTTTATCCATCCACAGTCTAGGGAATAACATCCTTGCTAATCTGATGCCATGCTCTACATCACCCACAGGAATGATCTCTGTTGACCAGCCCATAGCTTCAAGCAATTCCTGTGCAGACTTGCCGGTCTTGTAATCTTTTGTGACGCCATCATGAGGCAACCAAACTTTGCCCCAATTGTAAGGCTTTTGCTTGAGCTCGTTGCTGTACCAATCTAGCGTTTGATGTGTCTCTTCAATGTAATCAATGATTCTGCACTCAGAACCTGCTCTTTGAGCAATGATAATGGTCATTGCATCATTCCAACCTAAATCAAAGATTGCGTGTGTCTTTAGTGCTGGATCGTGCCTACATAAGTTAATGCGGTTTTCATCAAACATGGCTTGATATTCATCCGCATAAATCGCACCGTCTACAACTGTTTTGGGTTTTCCGTTCCAAATGTTGTCGTAATCCTTTGGGTTGTTTTCTAAGCAGTGCTGACGTTCTTTGTCAAGTACATTTGGAAACCAAGGATTGTCATCCCAGTTAATCGGTACAACCAATGAATCAGGTGGTGTATTAGCAATGAACCGTTGGTACGTGTCGTCTGTATCAAGATCAGGGTTGAGCGTGATCCAGACTTCT